ATGCGTAAGTTTGTTCTAGGATTCCAAGGTGGATTTGATGGTCAATCACCTGCCGTTAAGATTAACTTGGGCGGTGATATCGTCGCGGGTAACACTCAAGGTTTGGATTGTACCAACATTAACAGTGCAGGATCAATTGGTTATAAACAAGCGGTTGCTGCACTTGGAAATGCGGATGAGTTTGATATCAATTTGATTGTAACTCCGGGTATCTTCCACAGCCAACACAGTTATGTAACACAACTCGTAACTGACATGATTGAAGCTCGCGGTGATTGTTTCTATATCATGGACAATGTAGTATTTCCATCAAATCCTCAACAAAGTATTGGATTGATTGCTGCTGCTGTAAATGATGTATCAACAATTGACAGTAACTATGTTGCAACTTATTATCCTTGGGTCAAGATTCTTGACACAAACACTAATAAAATTGTAAGTGTTCCTCCTTCCGTAGTATTGCCCGCAGTTTATGCTGCAAATGACAATGCTGCCGCTGAATGGTTCGCTCCTGCCGGTTTGAATCGTGGTGGTATTGCACAAGCAGTTCAAGTTCTTGATAGAACAACTCACCAAGAACGTGATACATTGTATCAAGGTCGTGTCAATCCAATCGCAGCATTCCCTGGGCAAGGAATTTGTGTGTGGGGTCAAAAGACTCTACAACAAAAATCAAGTGCATTGGATAGAATAAGTGTTCGTAGATTATTGATTGGATTGAAGAAGTATATTGCTTCAACAAGTAAATACCTTGTATTTGAACAAAATGTGGCTTCAACTCGCAATCGTTTCTTGAGTATCGTAAATCCATATTTGGAGGGAGTCCAACAACGCAGTGGTTTGTATGCTTTCCAAGTTAAAATGGATGAGACCAATAACACTGCGGATATAATTGATCGTAATATCCTTTATGGTCAAATTTATATTCAACCAACCCGTACATCTGAATTCGTAGTTCTGGATTTCAATGTACTTCCTACAGGTGCAGCTTTTCCAAATTCGTGATAAATAATTAAAACATACAAAAACCTCACTCAGAAATGGGTGAGGTTTTTGTTTTATATAAAACGATTTAAAATAAATTATTATATATATATAGATATAGTTATGACATATGAAAAGAGCCACAGGTAAAAGTAATTTAAGCATAGTAAATGATTATTTGAAAGGCGACCGACCGTTCGTACAAGTCGGTTATGATCCCAATATGGAACTTATGAGTAGAAAAGAAGGATCTGAATGGGAAGATAGTCAAGGTAACAAGTGGATAAAACAAGATGGAGTAAAGAAAAAGGTTTCTAAAAAATCCACAATTAATATTGAACAGAAATGTTCTATATGTGAAGCTGACATGAAGTGGGGAAATTATTTGGATCAAAGAGTATATCCAAAATGTGGAAAGTGTTATGATTGTAGCATTATATTTGATGACCGTTTAAAGTTACTTGGGGTTTTTAATGAATATGCACGATATACTGTATTTCAGAATCAACGGTCAAAGTTAAATGATATAAAGGCAAAATTACAAGAAAGCATAGACTACTTGGAAAATTATGATCCTGCATTGAAGTATTATAACGGAGACGGAACACATGAAGTTTGGACAGACGATACGGATGCTCGTCAAAAGGTTCTTGTAGATTTGCGAAAAGATATGACGGAAATAGATGACAGACTGAAAGAAACCCAGGAAGCATTGAGTCAAATTTCATACGATTCTTCTGTGGAAGAAAAGGCAAAACAAATGACTTTGGAAAGTTTAAAATCTAAAGAAAAAATGAAATTTGATACTCTATGAGTCAGAAAACTCTAAAAGATGTAATAAAAGAAGAGTATAAAAAATGTTTGGTTGATCCAATGTATTTCATGAAGAAATATGTCAAGATTCAACATCAAACTCGCGGTATTATTCCATTTGAGTTATATCCATTCCAAGAAGAAACACTTCAAGACTTTATAGATCACGATAGAAACATCGTATTAAAGTCTCGTCAGATGGGTATTTCAACTCTTGTGTCTGCTTATGCATTGTGGACGATGATTTTTAATCCTGGTAAAAATGTGTTGATATTATCAACCGTTCAAAACACGTCAAAAGAAATTGTTTCCAAGATTCGTTTGGCAAATAATAATCTACCAAGTTGGTTGAAAGTTCCGACTGTGGAAGATAACAGACTGTCTTTGAAGTTTAAAAATGAATCTAGAGTATTAGCAGCATCATCAGCTGCGGATAGTGCCCGTGGTTTTAGTTCATACCTATTGGTAATGGACGAATGCGCGTTCATCGAAAATGCTGAAGAAGTCTGGACATCTGCACAACAAACTATGGCAACCGGAGGTAGAGCTATATTGCTTTCTACTCCAAATGGCGTTGGTAATTTCTTTCATCAAATGTGGGTGGATGCTGAAGCAAAGAAAAATACTTTTAATACAATACGTTTAAAATGGAATTTGCACCCTGAAAGAGATCAAGATTGGAGAAACAGACAAACTGACGAGTTGGGTCAAAAACGATCATCTCAAGAATGTGATACTGAATTTTTGTCTTCAGGAAATACTGTGGTTGATACTGGGATTATTGAATTTTATAGAAATTCAAAGGCCAAAGATCCTGTGGAAATCCGTGGTATTGATCAAGGTTATTGGATTTGGGAATACCCAGATTACAGTAGAAATTATATAGTGTGCGCAGATGTTGCCAGAGGTGACGGTGCAGATTTTAGTGCATTTCATATATTGGACGTTGAAACACTCACACAGGTTGCTGAGTATAGGGGTCAACTGGATACCAAAAATTATGGGAATTTCTTGGTGGAGGTTGCAACTGCGTATAATAATGCGTTATTGATTGTAGAAAATAACAATTATGGTTGGGCGGTACTACAACAGATTATTGACAGACAATATCAAAACACATTCTATAGTAGTGAAGATCTGCAATACGTGGACGTTGAACGTCAACTTAGCAACAAATATAACCGTGAAGAAAAAAAGATGGTTCCTGGCTTTACAACCAGTTCCAAGACTCGTCCATTGTTGATTTCTAAACTGGATACATATTTTAGAGAACAGTCTATAAATGTATATTCTAAACGGTTATTGGACGAACTTTCAGTGTTCATATGGAACTCCAATAAAGCCGAAGCAATGAGAGGTTATAATGACGATTTGGTGATGTCATTGGCAATAGGATTGTGGGTCAGAGACACCGCATTGCGATTGCGTCAACAAGGTATGGATATGAACCGAAGTCTTATTAATGGAATTTCAAGAGTTTCAAATGATAAAATTTACACATCAAAAACACAACCAAATGAAACTGGGTGGTCTATGAAATTGGGACAAAACAACGATAAACAAGAAAATCTCACATGGTTGTTGTAAGTGTTTGATATATATAATATAATAAATTATGCCATCAGAAGAATTCCAAATATTAAAACAACAATCTTTATATTCACGTTTAAAGAGATTGTTTTCTACCGACGTAATTGTTCGCAATGTCGGAGGAAAAAAACTAAAAATAGTTGATACCGATCAAGTAATGTATGCGACAGACCGTAATACATTGCGCGATAGATTTAATCGTATTCGCACCAGTTCATTTAATCAATATAGCAGAGACTTTACACTCAGTTATCAAGCCGCTCGCGTTGAATTATTTCGAGATTATGACACTATGGACATGGATCCAATCCTAGCATCCGCGCTTGACATTTATTCCGACGAATGTGTTACAAAGAATGAGTTAGGAAAGATTTTGACGGTAACGACGGATGACCCTAATATCAAACAGATTTTAGAAAATTTATTTTACGATATTCTCAACATTGAATTCAACCTTTGGAGTTGGACTCGTAATTTAGTAAAATATGGAGATTTTTATTTAAAATTGTATATTAGTCCCGAATACGGAGTTTATTTGGCGGAACCTATTAGTGCGTATAATATTACCCGTGTAGAAAACAGTGACATCAATAATAAAAATTATATTAAGTTCCAAATCAATTTGCCAGAGGGTGGAAAAATTGAAGATGTTGAAAACTATCAGATGGCACATTTCCGACTGTTGAGTGATAGCAATTTCCTACCGTATGGTAAATCAATGGTTGAAGGTGCTCGTCGTGTATGGAAGCAATTGAGTTTGATGGAAGACGCAATGTTGATTCATCGTGTTATTCGTGCACCTGAAAAGAGAGTTTTTAAGATTGACGTTGGAAATATTCCACCACAAGAAGTTGATCAATATATTGAAAAAATTATCAATAAAACCAAGAAAGTTCCGTACATTGATCCAAATACCGGCGATTATAATTTGCGTTATAACATTCAAAATTTATTGGAAGATTTTTACTTACCTGTACGTGGAAGCGACAGTGGAACTAGCATTGAATCGTTGAGTGGAATGGAATTTACAGGTATTGATGACATTGAATATTTAAGAAATAAGATGTTGGCGGCATTAAAGATACCCAAGGCATTTCTTGGATATGAAGAAGATCTGAGTGGAAAAGCAACCCTTGCAAGTGAAGATGTTCGCTTTGCAAAAACTGTGAATCGTATTCAAAAAATTCTTGTAAGTGAACTAAAGAAGATTGCAATTGTACATTTATATGCACAGGGATATACGGATGAATCGTTGGT